ATATGTTGTGATATAAGGTATGTAAAACTGTTTTGATTTCTTCGTTTGAGCAAGTAATTCCCAAAAGAGGTTGAAGGTCTGAAGAGGTCGTCATCTCATCAGCATAAATATCCAAAGCAGATGCAATCTCCGGAGTATATTCCATTTGATCAAAATCAGCATACCTCTCCACGCGGTTTTGTGAAGAAATAATATTCGATTGAAGATTCTCAAATGGATTATAAGTTACTTTTTTAAAATTCTGCCCACTTAATGATTTAAATGTTTGAGCGAACTTATCAAGCTGTGCGCGGCGATATTTTCGTATTGTCTGTGATCTATAATCAATTATAGGTCCAGAAAATATCCTAGTCAATCTTTTAAATAAATTTGAATTTGGATTTTTTGGGTTCTTAACGTTAATTCTTGGAGCCATTCTTTTTAACCTTTATATAGCCATGCATGTTCTTGTGCTTTCTTTATTTCATTTGTCCTGTTAACTGATTTATATCCATTCATGCCGGGGATTGCAGTATTAATTATTGTACCATTCTTAAAAATTGAATTCATAAACGCTTTTGTATACTCTATATCTCTTTTATTTAAAGTCAATGCCGTATCGCGTACCCAACAAGCTATAGCAAAAGCCATTACGAGATCGTCATTATATCCCCGCATTGCTTCTGGCTTGTTGTTGTTCCATACAAATGTTTTTAATTCGTTATGGAGCCGTGAAGAATACATCCTAATTATGCCGTTCCTGATGAATTCTTCCATTTTTGCTATAATCATTGGTCGAGTTTTACCGGAAGTCGTGAAGCCGGGAACACAATCATTGCGAGAATCAGCCACATATTGTTCGACAAATTCGTGTGTAGATTTTACTGAGTGGTAAACATTTGAATATCCAAGTTCTTTTACTTTTTCTATTACTGTGTATCCGATGTTATTATTCTCAACAACCATCATGCAATCGCCATATTGTTTTCCAATCTCAACTAGAAATGGAGCATAGATATCTGGGGCTGGCTTGCCTTGATATTCAGCCACGATTTCCATTGTGTTAAGATTAAAAACGTGAAAAACAGAATAATCTTTCCCATCTCCTCGGGCGACGTCGGCAGAAAGAAGGTAAGAACAGGTCGGGTCACGCTCTTTCCAGATCCATAATCCTCGATCAAAGCCGGTTCTGTATTCTGGTTCGCAGACCATTTGTTGTATCTTTTTCATATCGTCTGGGTGAATTACGGTCTCGCCAGACATATTAAAATTGCACTCAAATTCTTGTGCAATCTGTCTTCTTGATAAGTTTCTTGTTTCTTTCTCAAACCATTCCTCATCTCTGTCTGGGTGTAAATCCCACATTAGCCGTTTTGAATGAAAGTCGTTTGCTTGTGATTCAGCCTCTACATATGTTTGATGAAACCAGTTACCAACACCGTTTGGAGTCGAGGCAACGATACAGCGACCACCAGTTGAAATCGTGGGATAAAGACCAGTCCATAGTTCGTCTAACCCCTCAACGTGGGCTGCCTCATCAATTACAAGAAGAGATAGGGCTTCTGAACGACCGGCATCGCCTGATGTTGAGGTCGCTTTGATTTGTGAGCCGTTTGATAATTCAAATGAGCTTCTGTTATCAACAGAAATGGTCGCAATCTGAATCCACTCTGGCAAGTTTTTGATAATAGCTTTCACTTTCTTAACCAAGTTCGATGCTGTCTGGAACTTTGTCGCCATCACGAGAATGTTTTTGTCGCGATGAAACATCATCATCCAAGAAATATAAGCACCAATAATTGTAGAGATACCCATTTGGCGGGCTTTCAAACAAATATTAAAACGATAATCACTAAAATCTTCCAGAAGATCTTTCTGGAAGTCGTAGGTTTTGAAAGGAATTAAGCCGTGAATAGGGTGGGAAATCTTTGCGTAATTGTTGATAAAATAGTAAGGATCCTTACCAGACTTGATAATCTCCTGAACTAGTTCCTTTTTGGATAGTTGATAACTCATTCATTTTCCGATCTTTTAACTTATCTAGCTGTGTCGTTTTTGCCGAGAGAAAGCCACTTCTTATAAGAATCTTTTAAGCGATCTTCGCTTGCTTCAGCAACAGGCTCTACATCTCCGATTCCGCCGATTTTGTACCACTTCGAGGCTTGGACCCAAGAGCGAACTCTTGAAGTATTTTGGACAATGGCTTCTAGTTCGCCATCTTCGGTTAAAGTCAAAGTATTGCCAGTGACCTTTTTGTATTCTTTTTTTAGAAACTTAGCAACATCATTAATGGTACTTTCCAAATTAGATTCAAATTGGCTAGCGTGAACTTCCTTAAGTTGAACCTCCGAATGATAATTGATACAAATTTTGTCGCCATGGAATTTTACTTTGAACCCATCCATTACGCGCTTGTCGAGAATTGGATTCCCCTCTTCTCTCTTCAGACCAAAACTGTGAGCTTCACCATCATCCGTATAGCTTTCCTTGTGGGCCCCATCATACGCATAAGCCAATGCTTGGGAAATTCCTCTAATGATTTCTAATGTCGTTGCCATAAAATTTTATTCTCCTTGGTATAAGTTCGCTTTAAAGTATAAGTATGTTTTCTTTAAGAGATCATAAAATTTGGACAACAAAGTCGGCTTTTTGTATAGACCGTGCGAAGGTCTCCAACCCGTGTTCCATCTCTCTCTGCGATGCTCTACATACTGAACATAACATTTAAAACAACAATCAAACTTATTCATGTAAGTATCATCTTGAGCATTAAATGAATAAATATCACAAACTGGACAAGTCCTATCGTTCTTCTTACTAAGTAGTTTCTTGGGAACGAAAATTCCATCTACTTCTACTTTCTCAGATTTCTCACCCAAGGCTTGTTGCTTTTTGTAAAATTCTTTAGATTGCTCTTGATATTCTTTCTCTTTTTCCTCGTTCCAATTTGCTTTTGGATTCTGGACTGCTTCTTCGCCATATTTCTCTGCTATGGCTTTTTCTACCTTGACAACATAATGTGGATCATCGTAATCTTTTAATGGCATTATTTTAATGTTAGCTTAATTTGAGCTTGTTTTTCATGCCCGTTAAGAGACATCGTTTTATCATACGAATCTGTTTTCAAGCTTGAAAGCTTTCCTAAATATCCATTTCTTCGCAATACTTTAAAGGCTAGGTTTTCGGGGGAGTATTCTCCTCCTGTTTCTAGTCCAGACTTCCTGAAATTTCTTATTTTCTCTCCCAGCCTCATTGTCTCTTCGTGTGCTTCTTCGTAGAGCCCTGCTTCGTACTCTTTCTCTACACCGTCAATCAAGTCCATCAGGGCTTGTGCTTTCTGAGCAATCGTATTTTCGTCTATCGTAATCTCTTTATAAGTTGGTTTCTTGACCCACTCTCCATTGGACAGAGAGTATACACCTGTTGATGCGTGGGGTTCATCTGCTTCTTGGACATACATTTCTACTTCATGACCTTTAATCTCAATGTTGTGTACTTTGTTCCAATTAGCTCTCAAGTATCTAAAGTATCCATCAACCAGTTCAGTGTTCTCATCGACGTCTTTAAAATTTACTAAAATATGCAAATCAATGTCGGACATGTCCGTCCAATTATAGTTGGCGATTGAACCAGTGACTATTATATCAACAATTTCTACATCTTTTAAATCTAAATTCTCCCAAAAATCATTTGTGATTTCCATTAATTTCTCCGCAATCTCTTCTCGGAGCTCTTCGCCGTCCCAAATGTTTTGGTTTAATTCCTCTTTCAGCTCAAAAGTTGAAAAGTCAAAGTCTTTCAACTCGTCTAAATACTTTTTCCAATTCTCATGTAGAAGTTTCATATTCATTTCCTCTTAACTAGCCAGCTTGTACTGAAATTCTATATTATATTCTTCAACAACTTCGCTGACAGCATTTAAATTATTAAGGGAATCATCGACAAAATAAACATAATCATATTTTCCTGTATCCAACAGCTCCCTAACCTTGTTTGCTTTGGGGGCGCCTCCTCCTGAAACACCAAAGATCTTGTAACTTGCGCTGGGGATCCCCTGTTCCTTCTCCAGCTTGTTTTTCAATGGTGTTTCTATCTCTGGCTGTCTTGCTGTCAGTATTGCTACCTCATTCTCCATGTAAGTTCCTTGTTTTATCACGTCGTTTATCAAGCGCTTGAAGTTCTCCATTTCTGGAAGGTAATCAAACTCTTCTTCTTCGCCCAGATGACAAAACTCTTCATAAGAGATTTCTTCGTTTTCTTTTGCCTTTTCTAGTTCTTTTCTTTGCTTTTCGAATTCTTCTGTTGGCAATCGCTCTGTGCTGCCGTCTTTGTAGGTTACCTCTATCCTACAAGAGGTGACTGCTAGCGTATCATCAAAATCAAACAAATACAAACCATTCCTATCTGGTTTTAAAGCTACTTCTTCTTTTAAGAACTTTCGCCAATTTTCGAGCAATAATTTCAAGACACATAACTCCCTTTAATAAATAGTTTGCTTTTTAGTTGTAGGGAATATATTAAGAAAGAAGGGAGCCTTTAATCATTTCAATTTCATTCGGCTCAAATGTTACATCATAATCATCCAGATCTTCTAATTCAAGCCAGATATATTTTTTATGTTCCCAGCTTAATTTGATATCTCCAGAAAACTTATCTGTAGTATAAAACCAGACTGCACCAAAGTCACGTTTGGTTTTAGCCATTAAGAAATGTAAGTCCTCTTCTTTGATTGTCAAGCCTGTTTCTTCAAATGTTTCTCTGATGGCGGTGTCTTTTGTAGACTCACCTTCGTCAGCAATGCCGCCGGGTGGTCCCCAGTATCCAGTTTTCCAACCGGCGCTTCTCAATAAAAGAAGGATTCTTCCATTATCATTAATAATAACATTTGCTGCTTGATCTGGCATGTTTGTTTTATTCAATCTCGTTAATTGCGAAGGCAATCGCAACTGTTGTGGCAACACCGAGAATCACGCCACCTGTGAACCAGACAGTGCTGAAGTCTCTATGGTCAGCTTCGATAGCAATCTCAGTCAATCTCTCGATCTCCTGATCTTTAATATCCATAATGGTGTTGTATCTTTCCT